CACTTTTCTGTACACCCTGTCAGTACTAAAGGGGTAAACGGGGTCCTCCCCTACTCGTCTACTTGTCCAACAATATATCCCAACACAAATATAAGCGTAGAGAATAGGATGATAGCAAACTTAGACATCTCTTCCATCTTCGTAATCTTTAACTAGCTTACACAAATCTTTGTAAGACACAAATTCATCAAACCAATCTTTAGGAGAGTAATCGTGTATCTCGTATTCCTCTATACCATAGCGAACTCCAACGTAATAATCCTGGGGAACAAAATCTACTAGAGTAAACTCTTTACATTCTTCTTGACCATCTTCACAATAGAAGATAGTTAAATCTTTTTCGTTAAGTTCGTAGCTGTCGTAGGTTAATTTATTTTTCATAGTTTAGGTTTTTCTTTTCCGAATATAATCAAAAATATTAAAACAGTTTCGATGCTGATAAATAAAATCCACTCACTATTACTCATCTTTCCACTCTTTATAGGTTAAAAATACTCCAACTACAATCATTATAATCAATATTATTTTAGCCATATTAATGTTTTTTAATTGGTTGAAGCAAGGAGGGTAAGTTCCCACCACCCTCTTTACTTTCAACGCAGACTTTCGCCTAACACCCCACGTGCTAGGACTTTTTTGCCTATCGGTCTGAAATTAAACCATTGTATTAGGTTTCCAATAGGACTTCTTTATGCCCAACTCACGCTTGGTACTCTCGTATGCTATGCAGCACTCACGCAGCTTGCTCTCGAATAGAATTGTATAGATTTAAAATTGTAGCATCACGTACTACACACAATTCTGATACAAATATATTAAACATTTGTTAATAAGCAAAAATATTTATGCTTTTTTTTATTTTTAAGTGATTTAGCTAATTTTACCTAATATTTTGTTATGCAATGCATACTATATAGCGTAACTTACTGATATTCAGACGATATGGCTTTAGAGGTCTAAATGGGGTCTAATTGAGGTCTAAATGGGGTCAAGATGGGGTCTACTAGGATAAAGATAAGGATAAAGAGTAGTATATTCTTTCTTTCTTTATGTTACTTTCTTTCTTTCTTTGTTTATTAAATAATTTTTTGTATATTTGGAAAATTATGACTAAACGACTACCAACAGAAATAAAAAAGCAAAGAGGAACATTGAGGGCTGATAGGACTAATCCTAATGAACCTCAACTACCTTCCCTTATTCCTCCTACACCAACTTGGTTGAGTGAAACAGGACAAAAGGCTTTTGTTGAGTTAGGTGAGTTACTACACGATATGTCTGTTTTAACTCAAGCAGACTCTATGGCACTAGAATTGTTGTGTGATGCTTATAGCGAATATAAACAAGCTAAAGAAGTTGTAAATACTTTAGGTGCTACTCAAGATGTAACATCAAGAGAGGGTCACACTAAATCTATTCTACGCCCTGAAGTACAAATAGCTAATCAATCTTTTGTTAGAGTATTTCAGTTGCTTAAAGAATTTGGTTTAACACCTTCGAGTCGAGCAAAGGTAAACGCAATAGAGAACCACTCTAAAACTCCTGATATTAAAATAGAAAATTTCTTTAACAACGATGAATAATCTTAAAAACATAAATACCGATATTTGGTATTACGATGAAAAGTCAGCTAATAGAGCTGTTGATTTTATCGAGATGTTTTGTAAACACGTTAAAGGAGATTTAGCTGGTCAAAGGTTTATCCTAGAGGATTGGCAAAAGGATGACATCATTAAACCTCTTTTTGGTTGGAAGTCAAAGAAAACTAATTTAAGAAAGTTTCGCCAATGTTTTGTCTTTATCCCTCGTAAGAACGGAAAGACTAATTTGATGGTAGGCGTAGCTCTCTATATGCTTTTCTCTGATGGTGAGAAAGGAGCTGAGATTGTTTCGGCAGCAGCCGATAAAGAACAAGCTAGATTAAGTTTCAGTATAGCCAAGCAAATGGTACTACAAGAACCTGAACTTATCAAGCGAGGTAACACTTATCGTGACTCAATCACTTACGATAAAGTTGGTTCGTATTACAAAGTTATTTCGGCTGATGCTGACACTAAGCACGGTCTAAACCTCTCTTGTTGTTTGTTGGATGAAATTCACTCGCACAAGAATCGTGACCTTTACGATGTACTACTTACTTCGATGGGTGCTAGGAAAGAGCCTTTGATGCTAGGAATCACCACAGCTGGAGCAGGACATCAGAAAGACCACATTTGTAAAGAACTATATGATTACGCTAAACGCCTTATTGATGGTAGTATCGAGGATGATTCATTCTTAGGCGTTGTTTACGAGGCTGATAAGGATGATGATATTTTTGATGAACAAGTTTGGAGAAAAGCAAATCCAGGGTACGGAACTATCATCACCGAAGAGTATATGAAGCAACAATCTGTAAAGGCAAAAAACGAGCCTTCATACGAAAATACCTTCCGTAGACTTCACCTTAATCAATGGGTAGCTAACGAATCTAGGTGGATTAGTGACGAAAAGTGGATGGCTTGTGATGGAATGGTAAATGAAAGATACTTGAAAGGTAAAGTTTGTTACGCAGGTTTAGATTTAGCATCTACAAGAGATATTACGGCACTATCTTTACTTTTTCCTGATGAAGATGGTGGTTACGATATTATTTCATATAACTTTATACCTGAAGAGAACGCTCACAAACGCTCAGAGCGAGATAAGGTAAATTACTCAAAATGGGCTAGAGAGGGTCACGTTACTCTTACTCCTGGTGATGTTTGTGATTATAATTACATTAAGCAAAAGATTAGAGATTTAAGCGAAATATACGATATACAAATGATAGCTTACGATAGGTGGAACGCTTCACAGATTGTAATAGACCTAACTGAAGAAGGTTGTCCTATGATTCCTGTAGGGCAAGGATATAAAACTATGAGTCCAGCAACAAAAGAATTTGAATCGCTTGTCCTTAGTGGTAAAATGAGGCACGGAGGCAACCCTGTGTTAAGGTGGATGATGTCTAACATCGTACTAACTTACGATGCAGCAGGAAATGTAAAACCCGATAAATCTAAGTCGAATGAAAAGATTGATGGTATCATTTCTTGTATAATGGGATTAAGCGAGGCTATGCAAAACAAAAATGGTGGAAGTTCAGGTTATGATACAAAAGAAATATTCTTTATCTAAGAATGAAATAATAGTTCAAGAGCAAAGCACGATTAAAGATATTTGTGCAAGTGTTTTGGCTAACAATAAAGACTTACATCTTATTGACGATTTAGTTCAAGATGTTTCTCTTATTCTTCTATCTCAAATGGAGGAAACCATACAATCTTTATACGAAACAAACCAATTTCGCTTTTTTGTAGCTCGTATCGTTACAAATCAAGTTTTAAGTAACACAAGTCCATTCCACAATACTTATCGCATTAAAGAGCCTAAAACAGCCTTTATTTATGATGATTACGATAAACTTCCTGATGAATTGTGGGTAAATATGCTTAAAATAGATGATAATATAGCATATCTTAGGTTTGAATATGGATTAAAAATAAAAGAAATAGCAACAATTAATGGTGTTAGTACTCGTTATGTGTACAAGAAATTAGCTAAATGTTTAAAAAATATCAAAAAAAGTATTGAAAATTAGTTCATACTTTGAGTGTTTTTACTATTTACTAATGTAATACTATTTACAAAACGACAGATTTGGGTATATTTGATTTTTTAAGAAGAAAAGATAATTCCTCTGATTCAGAGAAGAGAAGTATCTATGGTCAAACTATTTTAGGTACTACTTTTGATAACTCTTCAGGCGAAATAGTATCTAAAGAACAAGCCCTTCGAGTTTCAGCAGTATGGTCTTGTGTTAGAGTTTTATCTGAAACTATAGCTTCCCTTCCTATTTCACTTTATGAAAAAGATGAGAACAATCAAAAGAAGGTCAAATCTGACAATCCCCTAAACGCCCTTATAGGTCAACAACCATCACCACTATTTAATTCGTTTATGTTTTTTGAGCGAGCAATGGTGGATTTAAGTTTAGATGGTAATTTTTATGCTTATATTGAGCGTAACAACGGAGGTTTCCCTATCGGACTTCACCCAATCCAATGCAATGATGTCGATGTTTATATATCTCCGAAAGGAAGGGAAGTTTTTTACGATATAACTCAAAGCGATTCAGAAAACATTTATCCTAAACTTGGTCGAGTTAAAGGGATAGATATGATTCACGTTAAAGGTTTATCAACGAGTGGTATAGAGGGAAAATCTCCTATACAAATGGCTGCTGAAACTTTAGGTATAGCCTTAGCTTTAGACAAGCACGCAGGTTCTTACTTTAAGAATGGTTCACAGCTAGGAGGTATTCTTAAACACCCAGGAACTCTTAAACCTGAAACAGCAAAACGACTTAGAGAGTCTTGGTCTAACAACTATTCAGGAACAAATAATACAGGTAAAACTGCTATTCTTGAAGAGGGAATGGATTTCCAAGCTAGAAC